TTATTCATTCTCTAAGCCTCCAAACAATCAGAATAAACGTAAGCAATACCGCTTTTTATGGTTTGCTTGGTTCTTTCTAGCTCTGCAATTGCGCCTTTAGCCGCTTTAATATCCGCCGCGCTAGTCGCTAATATTTCATTGCAATAGGCAATAAACTCCTGTTTATCGAATTTATAAGTAAAATTATATGTAGGATTGCTATAGGCGTTTATATTATCAATGTCACCTATAGAGAAAGTGTGCTTATAGTACACGCAACCGCATACGCCATTTTTATCAGCATCATTCAATATATTAATATCGGCTTTAATCCATACTGAACCGTGTTGCGAGTCTTCAAAAATACGCATATCGGACACTTTTAAACAATCATTTCTAAAAGCTTGATTAACTTTATTATATGCCGCGCTATCACCGCTTTGAATTTTGGCCTTTTTGCCGTCAAATGGCTTGTAGTGCTTTTCTACTAAATCAGCAATCTTTAATAATTCACTGAATAAAGCATGTTGACCGTTAACAAATTTATCTATGTTGTATATTCTCATTGTATTACCCTCTTTTAGTTGTTTAAAATATCACCTGTTTCTGGTGTTTCATAAGTAGAGCGATCTATAGTTGTTGGTATAACGTCACTATCGGTCACTATTTGACCGCAAAACTTATGCGTAGCAACATAACGAACCTTTACAACCTCATTATTTAGGTTGCGAGCCACTAAAAAATCAGTGACAGTTTCAATATGTCGATGCTTTCTACCTGCGCGGATAAACTTGTGCCCTGCTGGGTATTTCTGAAGCGGCTCTAATTCTTTTCCGTCTAGACTTTTATCTGTAGAGTCGTAACGCATTGAGTGCTTCATTCTCTAACCCTCCAAGCCGCGTGCAGCAAGCCATTTATTATCAATAAAGTCGCGTATTGTTAAAGGTAAGACTGGTTCAATATCCAAATCATTACCATTTAAGGTCGCCACTAAGTCGTTTTTGTGCATTAAGTGTATGCGCCCGTCATCCATAGACACCTCTATTATTTTTAACCAACTGCTAACTGTTTTAATCTTCATTTTTTCACCCTTTCTAGTTAATCAATCCACAATAACCGCCTATTGCTAAGCGGTTATAATTGAGTGATTAAGATTTGTATAAAAAAGAAGTAAACGAATTACATATAAACCAGTAACCATATACACGCCCACCAATACGGCAAAATATGCCTTGAATATTGCCAGTTCTAGCGCCTGTAATTGAATCTTTGCTTCTAATAGTCCAGTATTCCATTTTGTTACCCTTTCAGCTAATTTATGTATAAGTTGTTATCAGATATTCTAATGTATAAATCATCATTGGCTTCCATATCATCTGTCCAGCTTTGTATGTCTGCTAAAAGGTCATTTTTGTAAACCTTAATATAGCCCTCAGTTAGTGGATTCATTACATAAACGGCTTTACATCTCCTAATAGCAGCCCTTAAAGATGATGCTTTATTTTGAATTTCTTGGTCGTTCATCTCATTACCCTCTACTGTGTTGTTTGCTTAAGTTGAAATAACTATAGCTAACTACTTGCAGTAATGCAAGGATATAAGCCAGTAAAGGATGAACGGTAGTAAAAACCCGACGAACGGTATGCTACAGAGGCATTAAAGGCTGAATTGTGTTAAGATATAGGGTATATATTCTTATATGGGTGAAAAATTATGAGTAAAGGAAGCCAGCAAAAGCCAAAGCGTGTAGACGATAAAGAGTATCGCCAAGCTTGGGATAATATGTATAGTGTTAGTAAGTACAGTCTTGAGGGTAGTGTTGACCTAGATATATCAAGTTTAGTAAAAAAAAGAGCAATACAAGCAACCATAAATGCTCAAGCGCTACCTAAAAAGGGTGATAATTAGTCTTCACGGTAATATACTATATATACATACACAGTGAGTAGATACCATGCAAGATAAAGAATATTACATGCCAGTTGTTAAGCATGCTGGTGGACGACCTACAAAGTACAGTGAAGCCATACTTGATAAGACTAGGCAATACATAGAAGGGTTAAGCGATAGTGAGGACGTTGTACCTTCATATGCTGGACTTGCTTTATATCTTGGTGTTAATAAGGATACTATTCAGGATTGGAGGAAACAAGAGGATAAACAAGAGTTTTCCGTATTGCTCAAATCTATTAACACAATGCAAGAGCAAGTTCTATTGAATAATGGACTCACTGGCGCATTCAATCCTCACATCACCAAAGCCATATTAGCTAAGCATCATGGTTACTCTGATAATGATAATAACAAAGGTAACATTACAATTAATGTTAGTCGTGAAGCCGTATCTATATCTGATGGTAACGATACAGTAACGATTGATAGTAAGTAGTCACTAACTAGTTAATCAGTATATGGTTATATAGTTAAAGGGTGGGGTGGTGTGAAGGCATGGGGGGAGTGGATATGTGCGTGTGTGCCCTAACAAGCAACTACTCAATTTACTTTGCCTATTAGGCTGATTGGTTTGCTCCATCTATCAATTTACTTTAACCTTGCTAAAGCTGATGTTGCTCCATATTGGGATGGTCTAATGTTGGTTGATTCAGATAGTGTTTATTCTAGGAGGGGAGTGATTCTAGTAGAGGGGTCTTCGTGGTTGGTTCGCATAAGGTTTAGCGTACTTATAAGAGGGTGATTCTGTCAAGTGTTTTTATGTATTTAATGGTAACTTTCCGACGAACGGTATGTTTTATCCGATAAACGGTATTTGTTTGATATAAGATAGTCATTATGCTTCAGGTATGAGGAATAAAGTCGATGCGAGATGTGGGCGATGTAGGAGGTTATTTTCTACTCCTATCCAGTTTGCTAAGAGGAGTGTTGTGCTGTGCTACCCTTGCAAGATAGCAGGGGAGGAAGAGGTATATGCTGCGCGTCTGGCGATGGAGATTCGCAAGATTAAACGGAAGAAAGCTCGCTGATTGTAATATAGAGCCGACTTACTCTATAATTACCCTATTTAGGGGGATTTATGGAATTACGGCAGATTATTAAGGCAGATGCACTCAAGACCATTGCCTTCTCAGAGATTACTACTGAACTGAATAAATTAACGAATGAGCAAAAAGCTGAGTTTGCAGCTTTATGTGTTAGGGCTGACTCGCAATTATCCTCTTATTTACAATTAATATGCCTCAGAGTTGCCGAAGAAAAGGCGGATACAGCGATGGTGCCGATTAATGCCTCGGGTAAGGTGAATTTGGCTGATGTTGAGAAATACATAAAACAAGCGCATAAATGAATATTAATCTCCCTAATAATTGGTCTCCGCGTGAGTATCAAAAGCCCCTGTGGAACTATTTGGCTAAAAAAGGGAAAAGAGCGTGTGTTGCATGGCCTCGCCGCCATGGTAAAGATGATGTGATGCTCCACCATAATGCCTGCTCGGTCTTTGAGAGGACAGGTAACTATTGGTATATGTTGCCTGAATACAATCAATGCCGAAAAGCGATATGGGATGCAGTAAACCCCCATACTGGTAAAAAAAGGATTGATGAGGCTTTCCCCCCTGAGATTCGCTCAAATACCCTAAATCAGGAAATGAAGATTATCTTTCCTAACGGCTCGACTTGGCAGTTAATGGGGTCGGATAATTATAATGCTTTAGTAGGCTCCCCTCCTATCGGATTAACCTATTCTGAGTACGCTATCTCAAACCCCTCTTCATGGTCTTATTTACGCCCTATTTTGTTGGAAAATGGAGGCTGGTCGGTCTTTAACTCGACTCCTCGGGGTAAAAACCATTTCTATAAATTACTGAGAATGGCTGAAAAATCCTCTGATTGGTTTTCGGAGCATTTAACCGCCGATACGACTAACTTATTCACCCCTGAGCAATTGCAATCTGAATTAGAAGAGATGCAGGCGGAGCATGGGGAGGTTTTTGGTAAGGCTATATGGTTACAAGAGTATTTTTGCTCGTTTGAAGCTGCGATACCCGGCTCTATTTGGGGTGAGGCGATTTCTAAAATATCCGCTCAAGGGCAGATAACAGACGTACCTTTCGAGGAGGGGTCTCCTGTGTTTACCGCATGGGATTTAGGGCGTGATGATTATACCTCTATCTTCTTCTTTCAGGTTATTGGTGCTGAATTACATATTATCGACTTCTGGGAGGATAACTTTAAGGAAATCCCAGAAATTTGCCAGATGATTAGAGATAAAACGAGTGAATATGGATATGAATACGGTACTCATTGGGTTCCGCATGATGCAAAGCCGACAAGGCTAGGTATGGGGGGTAAATCCATCCTCCAACAGTTAGTCGAAGAAGAGGTCGGCCAATTCCGTTTAACGCCGAATATGGGGCGCGATAAGGGGATTCAAGCAGGTCGCGTGACCTTTGCTCGCTCGTTTTTCGACAAAGAAAAACTCGGCGATGCGGTTGAGCATTTAAAATCCTACCACCGTAAATACAATGAAGAATTAAAGAAATTCTCCGATGAGCCTGTCCATGATGAGCATTCTCACTCTGCGGATGCGTGGCGCTACCTTTCTATAGTATGGAAGGAGTCTGCCAATATCGAGGCTGAGCCTACTTTGCATGAGCGTCTTCACAAAGGGAATATAACTAGTGTAAACTTCGGAGCATTAAAGAAAGAACATTTTGCTCGCATGAAAAGACAAAGGGAGGGGTTTTAGTGGAGTTAGTAGACCGCATTAACGCCCTTATTCCAGAAATAGAGCCTATGCACAGCATAAGCCAAGAGTTTATTGAATTGGTCGAGATTTTAGGTGTTCCCGAAGAATGGGAAGTAAATGAACCCACCGCTAAAACCGCCATTGAATACCTCACTAAAAAAAGAGATGAATTAAATGGAAAATGAAGTTGGTGTATGGCTCGAAGAGATTAAACAGAGCAAAAAACGAGAAAAAGACTACCTTAAACAAGGTGAAGAAATCGTCAATATATACGAAGGCGATGAAAATACCCCTTTCAATATTTTATTCTCAAACACCGAAACCATGCTCCCTGCCTTGTTTTCCAACGTACCTCGCCCTGTTGTCCGTAGACGATTTAAAGATGAAGACCCATTAGGTAAATTCGCCTCTGATGCTGCACAAAGAATGCTCGAATACCTTGTAGACACTGATGTTGATGGTAAGGGTACGTTTGAGGAAGCTATGACCAGCGCCACTTTAGACGGCTTATTGCCGGGTCGCGGTATCACTTCTATTAAATACGATGCAGAAGTTCAAGAGTTTGAAGCAGAAGAAGGCGAAGAAGAAGTCGCTCCTACTGTCAGCAACCCCACTGTTTACGCTGATTCCCGATTCTGGGATAGAGTTTACTTTGGGTATGCTAAAAAATGGGCTGATGTGCCGTGGGTTGCCTACGAAGAACATCTGACTAAAAAAGAATGCGAAGAACTTTTTGGTGAAAAAGCCGCGAAAATCGAGTACACCGAAGGCGAAGACCACGAAGAAGACGAAAAAAGCGAAAACGAATACCACGGCAAAAAAGAGACCGCGCTAGTCTACCAAATATGGGATAAAGACAGCCGTATGCTTAAATATGTCTCCCCACAATGCCCTGACTACCTAAAAGAAGAGGAAGACCCTCTCGGTTTAACGGGCTTCTTTAATTGCCCTAAACCGATTCAATTTGTCCGAAAAACAAACAATTTAACCCCTTCTGCTCCTTATAAGTTATACGAGAATCAGGCAAAAGAGCTAAACCGTATCCAGTTACGTCTTAATCGAGTTATTGACGCGATTAAAGTTAGGGGTGCTTATGATGGCTCCCTCGGCGTTGAATTAGAGGAAATCTTGAAAGGCGATGATAACGAGTTAATCCCGTCATCTTCTAATGGTTTATTGTCTGATGGCGGTTTTGATAAAGCTATCTGGTTCCTACCGATAGAAAAACTGGTTGGCGTTGCTCAACAGCTATATCAAGCAAGAGAAAGCGCAAAACGAGTTATTTACGAGATAACAGGCATTTCCGATATTGTTCGCGGCCAATCAATGGCCTCTGAAACGCTTGGCGCACAAAAGATTAAAGAAACATGGGGTACGATGCGCCTCAAAAGACTACAAAAACAAGTGCAAACTTACTGCTTGGACACGATGCGGCTAATGTTAGAAGTTGCTGTCCAGAAGTTTGACGAAGAAACATGGGCTAAAATAACAGGCATGCCGCTTCCGTCTGGTGAGCAGAAACAACAAGCTGAGCAAATAATGGCGATGGCGAAACAAGGTCAAATTGACCCTAAATCACCCGAAATCAAGAAAGCACAAGATATTTCAGCCCTTCCTTCATGGGATGAGGTTATAGGTCTATTGAAAGACCATTATTGGCGCTCATACCGTCTGGATATGGAAACAAACTCAACTCTCGATGTTGAGGCTACTGAAGATAAACAACAAGTCGCTGAGTTTATGAACGCTTACTCACAATTGCTTAACGGCTTATTCCCGATGGTTGAGAAAGGCATCCTTCCTTTTGATGCGGCTAAATCAATGATGCTGGCGATTGTGAAGCGGTATAGATTTGGTCGAGATGTGGAAGACCAATTAAAAGCTATGTCACAACCGAAACCAAAGGCTGACCCTAAGCAAATTCAAGCTGAGCAGAAGAAAATGGCTCAAGAGAAACAGAATTTTGAGAAAGAGAAGAAAAAGGCAGGTGATGAGCTGGATAAGGGTTACAACGACCTTGCGATGCAAAAACAAGCCTTTAAGCATGATCAGAAACTAGCTGAAATGGAGCTAAAACATAAAGAAGAAATGGCTTCCCACTCTATTGAAATGGAAAAAAGAGAGGCTCAAGCTGACTTAGGTGAGGCTATGAGCAAAAACCGCAGCGATATTCAGTCTATTCTCGATAAACATAAATCTTTTGTTGAGAAATGCCAAATGCAGTCGGAGATGTAATATGCCGCTATATCAGTTTTTATGTGACAACACCCATACTTTTGAGAGAGTCCTGAAAATAAAGGATTATGATGAGCCTCAAGCTTGCCCTGAATGTAAAGCGAAGGCTAAGCGCCAGATTGTCGGCACAATGATTGCCCCTGAGTTTCAGGAATACCAATCCCCTATCGATGGCAGTGTTATCTCGACAAAACGAAAACAGAAAGAGGATATGGCTGTGAATGGCTGCGTTCCTTATGAAGCATCAATGAAAGACGAATCCACCCGAAACATGAAATCACAAGAATCTGCTTTAGATAGAAAAGTGGATAAGCATGTGGATAAGATGTGGGCAGAAATGAACTCGAAACAACGAGATAACTTAGCAAGAGAACTTGCGTCTGGTGCAGACGTTAATTATTTACGACAATAGGAGAATAACATGGACGCTGACAGCGAAAATGAAGTAATTGAATCAACCGAAGAATCCACAATAGATAGCAGCTCTGATTTTGATATGGGAGAGGCGATGGGTGATATTGCTCAATCTCTTTTCGATAAAGAGCCAGAAGAGACATTAGATGAGGATTCAGACGATGAGCCTGAAATTAAGGACGAAGAAACTCCTGCCGAAAAAGACGAGGCTGACGAGCCTAAAGATATTGAATCAAAAGCTGCTCCGGCTTCATGGAAAAAGGAAATGCACGAATCATGGTCGTCACTAGACCCTTCGGTGCAGGAATATATTGAGACACGCGAAAGCCAAATGAAAGAAGGGCTTGATACAGACCGAGGCGACGCTAATTTAGGTCGAGACATTCGAGATGTTGCCGCGCCTTACCAAAGTTTAATCGAGCAGCAGGGTGTGGATACCCCAACAGCCGTAAAACACATGCTAAATGCCCATCAAGCACTCTCAATGGGTACGCCCGAACAGAAATCAGCCGCAATGACTAGCTTAGCGCAGTCTTACGGTATAAAATTAGGTGAAGAAGCACCACAGGCTAGTCCTGAGATAACCGCGCTACAAAACCAGTTATCAGAGGTGCAAAACAAATTAAATCAACGGGAGCAGACCGACTTACAGTCGAAACGCTCTGAGATTGAGAAAGAGGTCGAGGCGTTTTCGTCCGACCCTAAGCACGCCTACTTCGGTGAAGTCGAGGGTGATATAGCTAAGCTTATTACCGCCGGATATTCATTAGAGGATGCTTATAACCAAGCAGTTTGGGGA